CATAGGTCCAACATTCCAACAGTCCAAAGAGATTATGTGGGGAATGCTAAAGGAATTACTACAAGGTACAGACCTAATAGAACAGACACATGAGAACACAGCGACTATCACACTGACTAACGGCAGGAAGATAAGTCTTAAAGGTTCTGATAGACCAGATACTCTTCGTGGTGTGGGTCTATACTATGTTGTACTGGATGAGTATGCTTCGATGAAACCAGATGTGTGGGAAAAGATTATTAGACCTACACTAGCTGATGTTAAAGGTGAGGCATTATTTATAGGGACACCTGAAGGTAAGAATCATTTCTATAAATTATGGCTAGAGGCGGCTAAACCAGAGAATGAAGATTGGCAAGAGTTCCAATATAATTCTACTGATAACCCCATACTAGACCCAGAAGAGATTAAGATAGCTAGAGAGACTATGTCTACTCAGGCTTTTAGACAAGAATTTGAAGCAAGTTTTGTTTCATTTACAGGCGGCATCTTTCAGAACGACTGGATTAAATATGACGATGAAGAACCTGACCATGGTAATTATGTCATAGCAGTTGACCCAGCAGGTTTTGAGAATGTAGAAAAAGAACGAGGAAGAAAGGGGTCAGCATTAGATGAAACAGCGATTGCTATTGTTAAAATCGACGGCGATACTTGGTGGGTTAAGGATATACTACACGGGCGTTGGAATATTAAGGAAACATCTACCAAGATTCTCCAAGCTGCTATTGAAAATGAAGCGACTATTGTAGGAATAGAAGCAGGAGCATTAAAGAATGCTATCATGCCTTATCTAGAAGATAAGATGAGAGCAGAAGGAAGATGGGTAGTAATAGAAGATGTTACCCATGGTGGTAAAAAGAAAGCAGATAGAATCACTTGGGCGTTGCAAGGTAGATTAGAACACGGCAAGATTAAGTTTAATACAGGAGAATGGAACAGAGACTTCGAGGTCCAACTCCTAGAGTTCCCAACTAAAGGAACACATGATGATATGGTCGATGCATTAGCATATATAGACCAAGTTAGTGTCGCAGACTTCATGCATTCAGTAGAATTAGAAGAAGACTGGGAACCTTATGATGCAGTAGCAGGATATTAATATATGGAATATAATACAGACAATGATTACAGAGCTCTAGCTGGTTGGCTACAAAGTCGACTGGATAAGTGGCGTGACCATAGAGATATTAATTACCTACAAGACTGGGATGAATACTATAGATTATGGCGTGGTATCTGGGAAGCTGAAGATAGAACTAGACAATCAGAGAAGTCTAGACTAATTACTCCAGCTCTACAACAAGCAGTAGAATCTTCTGTCTCAGAACTAGAGGAAGCTACATTCGGTAGAGGTAAATGGTTCGATATCCAAGATGATATGATGGACCAAGACAAGAGAGATGTAGAATATGTCCGTAACTTACTACAAGAAGACTTAGAAGAGACAGGTGTAAAAGATTCTATATGTGAAATATTCCTTAATGGTGCTATATATGGTACAGGTATAGGTAAATTAATCACAGAAGAGAATGTAAAACGCAGACCATCACAGATGCCTGTAGAAGGTACACTAACTTCTATCAGAGATATAGAAGAATATACATCAGTAGATGTGAGTGTAGAAGCTGTATCACCTAAAGAGTTCCTTATTGACCCAGCTGCTACTAATATCAATGAAGCATTAGGTGTAGCACATGAAGTATATAAACCTAGATATGTACTCAATGAAGGTATCAATGCAGGTGTATATAATAATGTAATTATTCCTGGAGATGTAAGCGAAGATGACTTCGGATTCGACCCAGAGATAGACCAAGATGCTGGTGACCAGATTAAGATATGTGAATACTGGGGTAAAGTTCCTAAGAAATTCCTCAACAAAGAGACTACTAATAGTGAAGACTTTGAATACGATGAGGATGAATTAGTAGAAGCAGTAGTTACTATCGCTAATGATGAATATGTGCTCCGTGCTGAGGAGAATCCGTTTATGATGGTCGACAGACCTTTCATAGCGTATCAGCACGACATAGTGCCTAATAAGTTCTGGGGTCGTGGTGTCTGTGAGAAAGGATATAATCCACAAAAAGCACTAGATGCAGAGATGAGAGCAAGGATTGACTCTCTAGCATTGACTACTACACCTATGGTAGCTGCAGATGCTACTAGATTACCTAGAGGAATTAAATTAGAAGTAAGACCAGGCAAGACTATTCTTACTAATGGTGACCCAAGAAATGCAGTAATGCCTTTGAACTTAGGTCAAACAGATAACCATACATATAATCAAGTATCCACTCTACAGAATATGATTCAGATGGGTACAGGTGCTGCAGATGTAAGTAATGCACCAGACAGAGCCACAGCTGGTGGTATGTCTATGATGCAATCTGCTAGTATTAAACGCCAGAAGCGTACATTAATGAATTTCCAGAATACATTCCTTATTCCTATGATTAATAAGGCGTTATGGAGAAAGATACAATTTGATGTAGACAGATATCCTGTTGTAGATTACAAGTTTGTTCCTTTCTCTACTATGGGTATTATGGCTAAAGAACTAGAGATGCAGCAAATGGTCTCTATGCTACAGTCAATTCCGAAAGATTCTCCAGCTTTCAATGTCCTCTTGTTAGCAATCTTCCAGAATTCTAGTATCCATAATAGGGACCAAATAGTAAATGCTCTGATGCAAGGTATGCAACCTAATCCTGAAGCACAACAGATGCAACAGTATCATCATCAATTACAGATGGAACAAATGAAAGCTGACATCCAGAAGACACTAGCTGAAGCACAAGAAGAGATGACTAAGGCTCAGAAGAATGCAGCAGAAGCTGGAATGAAACAGCCTAATGAAATAGATATACAAGAAAGATTAGTTAAGTTACAGAAAGAATTAGCTAACATCGAGAAGATGAGAGTTGAAGCAGAGAATACCCAAGCAGAGACCTTGAGAAATATTCCAGAGATTCAGCACTTACAATCGGAGACAGCTTTAAATTATGCTAACGCAAGAAGACAAACAGTTTTACCACAATAGAATAAATCTAATAGAACAAGATGGTTGGAGAGAGCTAGTAGAAGAACTAAAAACTCTCGAGCAACTAACTAATAATTTAGATTCAGTGGAAAGTGAAAAAGACCTTTGGTTCGCTAGGGGTCAGTTGTCGATTCTAAGACAGATGATTGGATTAGAAGATACAACTAAAGCAGCGGCAGAAGAACTAGACATCTAGCTCTGCCATTTTATAAACTTCATAACCCTAAGGGGCGGAGAACAATATGAGTATAGTAGTAGACGCAGAACAAGAGACTGCTTCAGAAATTGAAGCAACAATCGAACCAACAACAAACGACGCAGTTGAAACCTTTGAGGCAGCTGAGGAACTAGACACAGACACAATAGAAACAGAAACAGAAGTTGAATCCTCCGTGGCTGAATCAAGCGTACCTGATAAGTTTGCTGGTAAGGATGTTTCAGAAATTATAGAGAGTTATCAGAATCTCGAAAAAGAATTGGGTCGTAAGGCTCAAGAAGTTGGAGAGCTAAGAAAACTTTCGGATAGTTTCCTTCAAGCTGAATTAAGTCGTAATAGTCAAGCACAATCTACACCAAAAGAAACTCAGGAAGAACCTACAGATTTCTTTGATGACCCTAATGCAGCGGTCAATAAAGCAATCGAGAACCATCCTAAGTTTCAAGAGTTTCAGCGTTTTCAAGCACAGCAGGCACAGACTGCAGCTAAGACACAACTGGAAGCAGCACACCCTGATTATGCAGATATAGTATCTAATAGTGATTTTCAGGAGTGGGTTCAAGGAAGTAAGATTCGTCAGCAACTTTTCCAAGCAGCTGATGCTTATAACTTTGATGCAGCTAACGAATTAATCTCTAACTGGAAAGATAGAGCAATGATTAATAAGACGCAAGAAGTTAATCAAGCAGAAGAAGCAAAAAGAAAAGGAGCATTGAAGGCTGGTAAAGCTGAATCAAGAGCTTCTTCAGGTTCAACAAGTGGGAAGAAAACCTACAAAAGGTCTGATTTAATCAGGCTTAAGATGACAGACCCTCTTAAGTATGAATCTATGGCAGACGATATTTATGCCGCTTATGCTGAAGGGAGGGTTAAATAATACTATAATCATTTTAAGGAGTAAAATAAAATGGCTACTATGAATGTCGGCACTTATAATGCCTCGACTAACCCTGGTGTCGTTTCTAATTTCGTTCCTGAGTTGTGGTCCGATGAGGTTATTGCTACATATAAAGCTAACCTTGTTGTTGCTAACCTAGTAACTAACTTAAACCACCAAGGAAAGAAAGGTGATACGATTAATATCCCTAAACCAAATCGTAACGCTGCGAATGCTAAAGTTGCAAACACAGATGTAACAGCAATCACAGATAACGCTGGAACAGATTCTATCGTTATCGATAAGCATTATGAATGGTCAATGTATATTGAAGATATTGCAGAGATGCAAGCTCTCAATTCAATGCGTAAGTTCTACACTGATGACGCTGGTTATGCACTAGCTAAGCAAGTAGACTCTTCAATCATTACTGAGCTAGATGGTGCTTCTGCACTTACTGGTGGTAACACAGTTATTACTTCTGTTACTGACTGGGATGTATCTATCTTAGGTGCTATCGAAACACTTAACGATGCAGATGTCCCTGTTAATGATAGAGTTTTAGTTGTAACTCCATCATGTATGACAGCTCTAATGTCAGAGCCTAGATTTACTGAGCAACAGTTCCTAGGTGATGGTAACGCAATTAAGACTGGTCGTATCGGTCAAATCTATGGTATCCCTGTTTACATGTCTACACAGGTTGGTACTGGTTCTACCGAGAAGGCTTTCTTGTTCCAGAAGGATGCACTTGTACTAGCTACACAGCAATCAGTTAGAACTCAAACTCAATACAAGCAAGAGAAACTAGCTGACCTATTCACTGCTGATACAGTGTATGGCGTTAAGACTTTACGCCCTGGTTCAATTCAAGAAATGACTTCTTAATTTAACCACAGAGCCTCATCTTCGGATGGGGCTTTCTATTAAGTTAAGGAGGAAATAATGGCTAAGGCAAAGAAACTAACTAAGAAGCAAAGACTAGCACTGGCTGTTAAGGCTATGCGTAGAAGAATATATAATCCATAGGAACAGATTATGAGTATAGATAGAGGATACGGAATTGCTACATCAGCTGTCATTGCAGATAGTTATGATTTAGATGCTCTAATTGCAGATACTGAAGCAGCTAAGGTAGCAGCTCAAGCGGCTCAAGCAGCAGCTGAGACTGCAAAAACTGCAGCAGAAACTGCAGAGACTAATGCTGAAACTGCAGAGACTAATGCAGCAGCAAGTGCTAGTGCAGCAGCTACATCGGAATCAAACATAGCAGGTAGTGAAACGGCTTGTGCAGCTAGTGCAACAGCAGCAGCGGCTAGCGAAACAGCAGCGGCAGCTAGTGAGACTGCAGCAGCAGCCAGTGAAACAGCGGCAGCAGCATCAGAGACAGCAGCAGCTACATCGGAATCAAACATAGCAGGTAGTGAAACGGCTTGTGCAGCTAGTGCAACAGCAGCAGCGGCTAGCGAAACAGCAGCGGCAGCTAGTGAGACTGCAGCAGCAGCCAGTGAAACAGCTGCAGCAGCATCAGAGACAGCAGCAGCTACATCAGAAACTAATGCTGCAACCAGTGAGACTAACGCTGCAACATCAGCTACCTCAGCATCTACAAGTGCTACATCAGCATCTTCTAGTGCATCATCAGCTTCAACATCAGCTACAGCCGCAGCATCAAGTGCAAGTGCAGCTAGTACATCAGAGACTAACGCAGCAGCTTCAGCTACATCAGCTAGCACTTCAGCTTCTACAGCAACTACTCAAGCATCTAACGCTAGCACATCAGCATCAGCAGCAGCTACTTCGGCTAGTAACGCATCTACTTCAGAGACTAACGCAGCTACCTCAGCTACTTCAGCAGCAGCTAGTGCTACAGCAGCTCAAGCAGCTTTAGATTCTTTTGAATCTGTTTACTTAGGTGCATCAGCATCAGCTCCAACTACAGATGATAATGGTGACCCACTTACAGCAGGTGATTGGTATTTTAA